GAAGAGCCAACCTGAGCGGAGCCGACCTGAGCGGAGCCGACCTGGACTTTTCGTGCTGGCCATTGTGGTGTGGAGGCCTTGCAGTCAAGGTGTGCAAGCGTATTGCCGTGCAATTGGCATACCACTTTTGCAAGCTGGATTGTGATGACCCAGAGTATATAGCGGCCCGCAATGCGATACTTGACTTCGCAAATCAGTTCCACCGCGTAGGCGAGCGCGGAAAATTAGAAAAAATAGACATTGCAAAAGCCCCTGGCGCCGGGAAGCAATCAGGGACTTGAAAATATTAACACACCCTAATTATAGAGGGAAGACGGGAGGAAAGTCAAGATGAACAGAGAATTAATCACCAGAGCCACAAAGTGTAGGGATGATATCGAGCGTCTGGGAAAGATTATAGGGAAATGCAGCAGCGCTATCGAGGAAATCGGTCATGGCGCTGACATCAAGGTTATAGGTAGTATCCGCCCTGATATCAACTTAAATGATTGTTGCCTGGATGACGGCCAGGAAAAGCTGATGCAGGACATGCTCGTGGCTATACTTAAAAATCGGTTGGAAGATGCCGAAGCAGAACTGGAGACGTTGCTACCAAAGGAGGAAGAATAATGCAGTTAAAAAAGATCGTGACCGTAGAAGCGGAGACTACAGACGGTAAAAGGATGGTAGTTGGGACGGACTATGTGATTATTACCGCTGATCGTAGCCTTTGTGGGACTTACCGAGGAATCAGCGGTAGAGGGGCGCTAATATTCGAGGTGCCGTTAAAGGGCGATGAGAAATCCTTCAACATCATGCCGAGTTCCATTGAGATGGTTTTTGAGGCGGCCATCGAGATAAAACGTGCCTATATGAATGCTCCGGAACAGGAGGAAGCCGCCAATGAGAATTAAAGTAAAATCTTTACATATTGAAAACTTCAAGGGATGCCGGGAGCTGGATATCTCTTTCGGTGAGACCACAAAGATTTATGGGCAGAACGCTTCTGGTAAGACAACCATCATGGATGCTTTCATGTGGCTGTTGTTTGACAAAAATAGCGTCGGCGATTCTAAATTTCAGGTACGTCCTCTGGATGAAAGTGGAAACCAGATAGATAACATTGAAATCAAAGTTGTGGCGGTACTGGATGTTGATGGCCGGGAACTTAAACTCCAGAAAGTCCAGAAGCAAAAGTGGGTAAAGCCCCGTGACAGGCAGGAGAAAGAGCTTGCTGGGAATATCAATGAGTTTGAAATCAATGACATTCCCAAGAAAGAAAAGGACTATAACGCCTATATCACATCCATGGTAGATGAAAAGGTATTTAAGCTGATTACCAGTCCGGCGGCGTTTGTGTCACTGAAATGGCAGGAACAGAGAGATATTTTACTGAAGCTTGTGAGTGAAGTGACTGATGCGGATGTGATTGCAGTGAATCCGGATTTGCTTCCTTTATCTGACGAGTTGGCACAGTTCACGGCCGAGGAATTAACTGCCAAAGCTAAGAAAGCCCTGTCTTCCTACAAAAAGAAGCAGGTGGAGTTGCCCCCCAGAATTGATGAGGTGAGCAAATCCCTGGTGGATATTGACACGGCGGAATTGGAGCTTCAGGCAAATGCCATAAAGGAACAGATTGCTGTTTTGGAATCTCAGATGGATGACACCACCGCCCAGTATGAGCAGTGGAAGAAACAGTCTGATGAAATTCTTCAGAAGAAAATGGATTTGAATGAGTACGTCAGGAATGCTAATGTTGGTTTGATTGAGCAAAGAAGCCGGCTGAACCGGGAACTGTTGGAACTGCAGCAGAAACTCCGGGATACCCAGAATGATTTCCGTATGGCGGAGCTGGACAAGCAACGTTGCGAACAGAATTTGGAACGCCATAATAAGGAGCGTGACGATATTCTGGCACAGTGGAAAGAGTGGAAGGCTAAACAGTTTGATGAATCCGCATGGCTATTCGATGAATCTTCCTTGGTGTGCCCTATGTGTGGTCAAAATTTGCCGACGGGAGAAGCAGAGAAACACAGGTTGGATTTTGAAGAACGTAAGGCAAAAGCCATGCAGAAATTTGATGCAGAAAAGACCGATAAACTTAATAGTTTAGAAAAAGCTGGCACCGAAGCTACCGAATCCATGAAGACCGCTGGTGTTGGTATCAACACAGCATCTGACAAAATGGCCGAGCTGTCCCTACGGTCAGGTACACTTAAAAAGGAAATCACCGTCAAAGATAGCGAACTTGCCACTCTCCCGAAGGAAGTAGACTTATCCGATAACCAGGAATTCCAAGCTATGCAGACCGAAGTGATTGCAATGGAAGAAGCTCATAACTCCATGACATCTGCCGCGGATATCCGTAGTCAGCTTAAAATACTGATTTCCGGTAAGCGTGAGGAATTGTTGGGGGTGCAACGTAAAATTGCGTCAGCGGACAATACAGCGGTCGAGGAACGTATTGAGGAATTGCGGCAGGAACAAAAACAGGTTGGGCAGTTGATTGCAGACCAAGAAAAGCAGTTATATCTTCTGGATGAATTTTGCAAGGCCAAAATGAACATGCTTTCTGAAAAAATCAATAGTAAATTCAAGAATGTTACTTTTAAATTATTTGCCAATCAGATAAACGGGGGAGTTGTACCGACTTGTGAATGTAAATACGATGGTGTATCTTACAGCGGTTTGAATTCTGGGCATCGCGTTGTCGCTGGGCTGGATATCATCAATACTTTGCAGGATATCTATGAGGTGAAAGCACCAGTATTTATTGACAATGCCGAGGGAATTAATGACTTCAACCTGCCAACCATGGATTGCCAGATGGTGACGTTGGCGGTGTCTGATGATGTGGAATTGAGAGTAGAGGTGGCGTGATGTGGAAAATTTTCTTTACATACAGTGATAAATCAAAACTCACGCTTACTGGTAAAGGTAAGGAAATACCACTAAGGCTAATCTGTAAATATTATAAGGATTATGGAATAAGATGTGCCTCGGCAGTTTATCAGCAATATCCGAAGAAAGATAACGAACCGCAGGACTTTCTTGAAATGGCAAGAAAAATTATGGAGGAATAGCACTATGAATTTAATCAAAGTCAGATTTTTAAAAGATAGCCAGCCAACTGGCAAGTCATATACATATGATTCCCCGATAGTCGTCAAGCCCGGAGATATCGTCCAGATTAACAGCACCGCCACGGGTGTTGTGGTGGAAGTGGGCGTGCCGGAGGAGGAAGTTGCGGCATTTGCTGATAAAGTGAAGTCCATCAAGGGTCTGATTGAGGTATCTCAATACGGCGCAGTTGAAAGCGTGATCATACTCAATGATATTATCGGAAAGACTTTCATAAAAGTTGAAAATATCAACAATGAGGAATTGGTATTTACACGGTCTGATGGAGCCAGATGTATTTTTTATCACGAGCAGGATTGTTGCGAGAGCGTAATGATAGAAGATATTTGCGGTGATTTATCAGTCCTTGAAAATAGCCCAATAACAATGGCAGAGGAGATTTGCCATGAGAATATGGATGATGGATGTTGTGAGAGCCAGACATATACATTCTACAAATTTGCGACACTCAAAGGATACGTGACCGTTCGTTGGCGCGGCTCTTCTAACGGTTATTACAGTGAGAATGTAGATTTCAAAATCGAAGAAAGCGAGGTGTCCGCCAATGTTAGCGCCACCACTAACCAATGCTGCGGTACCTGTGCCTATCATGTCCCAATGGCTGCGGATGAGTTTAGTTGTGATAAAGAGGACAGCGAGGGCTATGGACTGAGTACGACGTACGATGATTGTTGTGATGAATATAAGGAAAGAGAGGAATAATATGGCAAAATTTAGAGTTAGCCAGGATGCAGATTATATTATGGGGCATCTGAGATACGGACATAGGGAAGGAATCATTGAGGCGGATTCATTGGAAGATGCAAAGAAAAAAGTTGAGCAGGAAGGGCATACTGATTTTCTGGACTTAATCGTAGATGATTATTCAGTCGAAGATGTGAATTATGGAAGCAACGAATTTGAATATGAAGAAATGGAAAGTGAAGAATACGAAGGGAGAGATATTACCAATGAAAATTAAGGAGATAATCGTTGATGAAATGCCGGAATCCTGTGGGAAATGCTGTCTAATGAAATATAGCAAAAGTGATTTTCCTTTTTGCGCTGGCATTGATGATGGCCACAATGAAATCACCGGAAATCCAAATGATATGAAATACCGCCGGAGCGATTGTCCTCTGGTGGTGAAATTTCCAAACGGTAGAACTATAGATAGCCTGGAGTTATCCGTCAGAAGCTATAACTGCTTGAAGCGTCATGGTATAAGAACTGTAGATGAATTGAAAGCCATGACAGACGAAGAACTGATGCAGGTGAGAAATCTTGGCTCAAGGTGTATCGAGGAAATTAAGAAAATAATAGGAGGATTGGAATAATGGCAACAGCAGCAGAAAAGAAACAGGAATTAGTAAAGCAGGGACAGCAGCAGGCGGGTTTGGTAGTTAACAATGCCTTTATAGACGGGCTATCAGCCCAGTTAAAAGAAAAGGAAAAGTACGGCCTTTCTTTCCCGGCAGATTATAACCCGACAAATGCCCTTATGGGTGCGTATCTGATCATGAGAGAAACAACGGACAAGAACGGTAAGTACATCCTGGAATCCTGCACGCAGGCCAGTATTGCCAATGCCCTCATGGATATGTGCACCGCCGGTTTGAATGCAAGTAAGAAACAGGGCTATTTCATTGCTTATGGTGATAAATGCCAGTTTCAGAAATCCTATTTTGGCAATGTCACAATTGCCAGAAGGTACGGTATGAAATCTATCAGTGCAGAGGTTATTTATGAGGGAGATACTTTTAAGATGCACAAAGAGGATGCCAAGACGGTCATTGACAGCCATGAGCAGGATTTTATGAATATTGACAATGACAAACTGATCGGTGCCTATGCCGTAGCAATCATGAGCGATGGAAGTAAGATTGCCGAAGTTATGAATATCGGACAGTTAAAGAAAGCATGGAATCAGCGCATGGGCGGATTAAAAGAAGATGCAAGTTCCACACACATGAAATTTAAGGACCAAATGGCGAAAAAGACAGTCATTAACCGGCTCTGCAAGATGATCGTCAATACATATGGAGATGGATTTGTTTCAGAGGTATATGACAATCTTGAGGCTGCAGAGAGCATTGATGTGGTTGCAGAAGATGTAGCCTACGACATTCAGCAGAATGCCAACAGCGAGGATTTCATTGTGGAAGAACTTGAAACCGCGGAGAAACCCAAAATGACAGAACCGCAGAAAACAGAGGGCGAGGTTGTTGAAGACGAAGATTTGCCTGAGTTTATGAAATAGGTGGACTGTATGGAGAATGTATCAGTATTTGAATATGTCCGTAAGGGCATGGAAGATAATCTTTACAACTACACGAAAGGCGGTAAATGTTCTGGCTGCGGCAACTGTTGTTCCAATTTTCTTCCGATGAGCCAAAAGGAAGTAGATGCCATTCACAGGTATATTCGTAAGCATAATATCAAAGAGTGTAAGCATCTGCTTCCGGTAGCGGCGTCGGTACTGGACATGACTTGTCCTTTCCTTGATACGGATAAGAAAACGGAGAAGTGCCGGATTTATCCGGTCAGACCGGAAATCTGCAAGCAGTTTATTTGTGACAATGCGCAGAGGGCGAAACATAATCGGAAGCTGTTAGGGCAGACAAGGACAGTGATTGATGTTAGAAAGGAGTTTTTCGATGAGAGTAATTTCACAGAACGGGGAGCTTGATTTTCCGTATGAGCTGATTGTTGTTTGGAGAAATGAGAATATTGTGTATGCCAGCCCTGCAGCAGACAGTAAGACAGGATTGGTTCTTGGCGAATATGAAACTCCCCAAAAGGCTGAAAAGGCTATGAGCGAGCTGAAATATGCGTTTCTATGTAATGAAAAAATAAAACAGGATGGATCTGGTAATATAGATATTCCAGAAGAATATACGGAATTACTGCATGGAGTGTTTCAATTTCCACAGGATAGTGAGGTGGATATATGAGTGAGGTAAATGTAAAAGAAATGATGGATTCCCTGGATGCAGAAGAACTTTGCAAATATTGTAGTTATAATTCTGACTGTGATGGTGATGTTCGTGGAGGTCCTAACAATCCAATATATCCGCCGTGTGCCGATGGTCTGGACGAAGATGACTTTGATTTAGAGGCTTACTTATCAGATATGGAGGGACAGATGGAAACTAAAATACCTCACAGATTTCCCGTTCTCCATATAAGGGACAAAATTTTTGGAAATATCCATACATACGGAACGGATAGTCATGATTCCCTCATGTTGGACGAAAACGGAAATGTGATGTACTACAATTTGCAGAACGGAGAGGGAACTGGCGAATGTGGTGGATATGAGTTTGTCTACACACCGGATGAAGGTGGGTACAACGGAATTAAAGAGGTTTATTCTGAGTGGGATTCTCCCAGAGATAACAAAAAGTATGATGAAATGAGTAAGGAAGAACTAATATGGCAGTGTCTTGTCAAAGATTTGCAGATTAGAGAATTATTGAAAGCAGGTGTGTCGGATGAAACTTAAATGTTTGGGTTCGGGCAGTTCCGGGAATTGTTACATATTGGAGAATGATGCCGAAGCACTAATCATTGAAGCCGGAGTGCCCTTTATGGAAGTAAAGAAGTCCCTGAATTTCAATATACGAAAGATTAAGGCTGTTATCATCACTCATGAGCATGGAGATCACCGTAAGTATTGTTATGAGTATGTGAGAGCCGGAATACCGGTATTTGAACCATACCGAAATGATGGATATACTCTTGAGTTTAAAAACTCTCAATTTATTATTCAGGCGTTTGATAATCGTTCAAAGGATGGAAAATGGCTTCATGGTAACGCCGATGGTACAGAGTGCCCTTGCTATGGTTATTACATTCAGCATCCAGATATCGGCAGATTGGTCTATGTGACAGATACAGAATATGTCCGGTGGTGCTTCCAGAATGTCAACCATATCCTGGTGGAAGCTAACTACTCCCCGGTATACATGGAATCCATCGACAACCCCAAACGTTCCCACGTCCTCACCGGGCACATGAGCATAGATACCGCTGTAGAGTTCCTGAGGGTTAGTAAAAGCCCGGCACTGCGCAATGTGGTATTGTTGCACCTCTCGCAATCAAATAGCGACGAAGCTCAATTTAAGGCTGCCGCGGGGGCCGTGGTGGATTGCCCGGTGTATGTGGCGGATAAGGGGCTGGAGGTAGAGTTAAGAGAGTTTCCATTTTAAGGAGAACTTATGGTGAAGATTATCTGTAGTACCGAAGAAGAAAAGGAAGAAATAAGCAGGCTGATGCGATTAGGAGAGCTGATCGCGCTTGGCGTAGAGGTGATTTTAAAAGCTGATTTGAATTGCTTCAACCACAGAAAAATAAAGTGGGAAGTTAAAGAAAAATAATACAACAATTTTGACCGGTCAAATTTATATATAGAACTAATAACCAATACCTAATGAAAGGAATAGAATCATGGCACTTAATATTGATTTAGAGAATCTTGCTGGTGGTGAACTGGCAGAGAAGTTTGAGGATGCAATGAAGAAAGTCGTTGCAAATATGATGGACCCGAACACTCCATACAAAAACAAGAGGAAAATTTCTATTAATTTATCACTTGAGCAGAATGAGAATCGAGATGATGTTGCCATCGAATGTACCGTGAATACCACTCTGGCGCCGGTTAAGTCTGCCACAACCAGAATGACTATCGGCAAAGATCTGCGTACAGGAGAGTTATATGCCGAAGAGTATGGATCCGGGATTCGGGGACAGGCAAAAATCCAGGATTATGAAGATGAAACAGGCAACTACGTCATTGAGCAAAAACAGGCAGCAGCACAGTAAAATAAACCAAATAAAATTTAGAAAGCAGAGGTATTTACCATGATTAAAGAAGCATTACAGTACATTGTAGGATTACAGCAGCCAAAGATTATTGAGAGCGGAGACAGTCGTTACGCTGATGTGAACCTGAGAAGGATTGATGAAGAGCTCCGGGCAGACGCCATTGAGATGACCACTTTATCTGGTCTGATCGAGTACATAAAAGCTGGTGTAGATGATATGGCGGACAGTATGCTGGTTCAGGTGGTATCCCCAACAGAAGTAAGGCTGATTTCACAGTTGGATTTTGACCGGAAACGTGAGTGCCTTGTGGAAGTCCATGCGGATATCCCGCAGTTTGCGTATGGGAAGTTCATTGATTCAGAAGCTTTCCTGATTGGAGTACGCTCCAAATTTATCCAGAATGAGGGCGCAGAGGCAATTCTGAGATTTGCTGGAACTGTAGAGAGTGGTACGGTTGCCAAGTATGGTGATGACGGCGTATCACAATCTGCAACAGTCAAAAAGGGAATTGCATCAAAAGAGGAAAAACTGGTTCCTAATCCTGTAACGCTCCGTCCGTACCGAACATTTACAGAGGTAACACAGCCGGAATCTGAATTTGTGTTCCGTATGAAAGATGACAGCATGAGTGTATATTGCGCCCTCTTTGAGGCCGATGGTGGAGCCTGGAAACGGGAGGCTATGAAAAATATCAAGGAACACCTGGAAGTTGAACTGGTTGATTTACCGCAGTTTACGGTTATTTCATAAGAGCATTTATACCGGCTACCCTTCGGGGTGGCCGGAGACTGGAGGAAATAATGAAATTATATAGATTTTATTTGGACGATAACGCCCTTGTGAGAGAAATCTTAGATGTAGAGGAAAAACCCAAGACCTACACCATAATCGGATGCGACTGGAGGCAGAGAATCGCCAAGGAAGATACTGGGGCGGTGGATTGTCGCAAGAGAGTGCATCTGCTTGAGGATGACAGAAAAAAGCCGTGGATGTCCTCATGGGTTACTATTCTGATGAGAAGTGCAGACATGACAAGTATCATGAGCAGCAGTCCAGGAGATTTCGGGAAATATTTAATATTTTGAATACACCCGCAGAGGAGGGTAGCCATGAATAAGACCTTTTTAATGGGTCGTTTAACCAGAGATCCTGAGGTGAGATACTCCGCAGGAGAAAACTCTATGGCAATTGCCAGATATACAATAGCCGTTGACCGCCGTTTCAAGAGAGACGGAGAAGCTACCGCAGACTTTATCGGATGTGTGGCTTTTGGAAGACAGGCTGAATTTGCAGAAAAATACTTCCGTCAGGGTATCAAGATCGCCATCAGCGGCAGAATCCAGACAGGCAGCTATGTGAACAAAGACGGCGTAAAAGTCTATACCACAGATGTTGTGGTTGAGGACCAGGAGTTCGCCGAGAGCAAAGCAGTCAGCGACAGCCATGCGGGACAGGCTGGCGGACAGGGAATGCCTTCACCGACACCTGGTGCAGCTTCCTCTGCGGACGGATTCATGAAAATTCCACCAGATATAGAAGAGGAATTACCTTTCCAGTAAAGGAGTGATTGATTTGAGCTATACGCATGGGAGAAGATGGACAGAAGAAATTATTTCTGAAAGTATACTCAATATAGTGAGCTCTTGTGGTATGAATACATTTCCTACGCATAGCGAAATGGAAGAGTTTTATGGAAATAAAGCATTATGTGTAAAAATATCAAGAACTGGAGGAACTCGGTATTGGGCGGAAAGACTTCATCTTCCGATTAAAAAATGTGAAAGTGAATTTGGTAATGATTACGAACTAAAGGCCATGGATGATATTTGGAAAGAAACAGGAATGCATTCAAGGCAAACAAAACCGCGTTATCCGTATGATTTGGTTGTGAATAATTGGATAAAAGTAGATGTGAAAGTATCAAAACAGATATATACGAACTGTCATACATGGCAGAATAGTTTCAATCTTGAAAAGAAAGACCCAACTTGCGATATTTTTATACTTTATTGCTTAGATAAAAACGGAACTTTTATTAAAAAGCTTATTATTCCATCTTGTGTATTGACAGGTCAAACTCAGGTAGGAGTCGGCAATAATAGTAAATGGAATAAGTACGAAGAAAACTGGAATACCTTCTGGAAATATTACGAATTTTATAAAGGGCTAAAGGAGGCAAGAACATGACTAAACATCCAGAATGCAAACCCTCTGTAATCATAGAGGATTTTATGAATCTTATCGCTCAAAGTCATGAGGAATATGAAACTAATATGAGTATTGCAAAAGGCTTTGATAAGAAAACCATTACCTGGATTCACGATTTTGAGGTGGCCAACAATTACGATGAGCGTTGCAAATTAGCTACGGCTCTTCATCAAGAACGGGAGGTTCGCCGTCAGCACAAAGACCGAGCGGAGTTGTTTCAGAAAATTCACGAATTTGCAGGGCAGGAACGCAATAAGCAGGTTTTAAAAAGTCTGAAATGGCTATTGAGCGAACAGAAGAAACAGGAGGAGTATCTGGAGAGTAATCGGGAATTTAAACATAGGGTAGGTGATAATGGAAATGGTAATCCAGGTTGACAGCCGGGAAAAGGCACGGGCAATAAAAAAAATTGAGGCGGAATTTGACCGTCGGGGTATACAACATCCCATAAGCAAGCTGATTGTAGGAGATTATATGAATTATGATAATCCTCGCTTGATAGTTGATCGTAAACAGAATCTCTCAGAGGTTTGCGGAAATCTTACTCAGCAGCACGAGAGATTCCGGAGGGAGGCATTGTTGGCGAAGGAATTGGGGATACAGCTTGTGATTTTGGTGGAAGATGGTCTGAAAGTAAAATCTCTTACTGATGTAGAAACATGGGTAAATCCTCGGCGTTGGCAGTATTGCAAAAAGCACGGAATCCCCACCAAGGGAGATGTGGATACGGAAATTGAAGAATTTATTCGTGCTGGTGGAACAAAGCAGCCTACGCCGGGTCCACAATTGGCAAAGATGATGCACACTATGTCTGAGAAATATGGTATCATCTGGGAATTTTGCGACAAGCGGCACACCGGACAGCGAATTGTAGAGTTATTGGGAGGTGGATAATTTGGGTAGAAACTACACAGTATATGCCGTGGATTTTGACGGTACGCTCTGCGAAAGCGTATATCCCGGTATCGGTGCACCCAATATAGCCCTTATTTCCCATTTGATTAAGCGCCGGGAACAGGAAAATAGCTGCAGATGTCTACATAGATGATAAGGCAGTAAATAAGCCAAAGTATCATATTCCTTATAGGAGTGATCTGTTTGCGAAAACCTGATAATTGTTGCTATCCTGATTGTTTTTCCTGTCCCTATCCTGACTGTATGTGGGATGGGATGGAAATACAAGATTACCAAGATACTGCTATTGAAGATTTAAACCATCCAGTTAATCAAAGCATACTGAAAGCTCGTGCCAGAGCAAATCGGTATGCGGCAAATCACAGAGAAGAAATCCGCGCCCAAAGCCTTAAATGGTATTATGATCACCACGAGGAACAGAAAGCCAGAGGCAGAAAGTGGGCACGGGAGAATAAAGATCGGATGGCTGCTGCAAAGAGAAAGCGCTGGGCGGAGAACCCAGAATATTATAGGCAGAAACAAAGAGATTACAGAGCCAGAAAAAAGAAAGAGAGGGAAACTGATGCTGCGGGATGAAGATATTGAATTGGTGAAATCTCAGGTAAATATGTGGATGTTGGCGGAGCATTTTGGAATTCGGGTTAACCGCAAAGGACAGGCTCTGTGCCCTTTTCACAACGACCAGCAGCCCAGCATGAAGGTACATACCGGTTACATTGATCATGATGGATACTACTGCTGGGCCTGTGGCGCTGGTGGAACAATCTTTAACTTTGTGATGGATTACTGCAATTTGGATTTTGAAGCTGCCGTGAAGTATGTGGCGGTAGCATTTGGGATCAGAATTGCTGATGAATACGAGTTGTCTCAAGAAGAGAAGTTGAAAATCGTCCGCCAAAAGCAAATGAGGGCATTGAATGCGAAATTTGATTTATTACACCTCAGAGCTTTATCAGCATTATCACAAAAAATACGATTTTATGAAAAGGTGAAACAGACTGCAGAGCCTTTCGGTGAGTTGTTTTGCTGGCTTTCTGATCAACTCCCTGTGCTCCAAGGGCAATGGGAAGAACTATACGAGGAGATATACGGCAAGAAGGGAATGGAATAACATGGATGAGAAGAAAGTATATGCGGTTTATGTGGATCTGCTTAAACTCCATAAGGAATTTTATGAAAAAACACCGTTTTCAAATGAGAAAGAAGAATTTATTCAGAAAATCAATCTCATTAACGCCAGTCATAACTCTTACTTCTGCTATTTAATGTGTGACGCACTAAGAAAATGGTTTGTAAAAAAGTTTTCTGGTGTGAAGTATGAAGAATTGGGAAAATATTATTCTGAACTTTGGCACTTTCACAAAGAATATTTGAGTGTTACTGAAAATGAAGAAGCTTGGGAGAAAATAGTAAAAGCGGCTGATATATTTACCAGGCGATACAGATTGGAAGCATGCGACGATATGGTTTTAGCAATTGTGACGGATTTGGATAGACAAGCAAAACAGAAGTAAACGGGTGCATAATGGAAAGAAAAAATGGCGATAAAACACCTAGGGATTCTGCCGGACGAGAAGTCCAAGTGACTGCTAATCCAATATGTGAATCCAGTAATAGGTATGTTTCAAACAGGGGGGATAAATCACCAAAAGAAATAACTAATTTTGTAATGCGTCCGGTAAACGGTATCCGTAGTGACAGTGCATATTTAATGGATATTGAGTTTACGGTCGACAAGAAAGTTTTTATAAGCCAGTTAGATAGCTCTGTATTCGCCGGCGCCCAGATGTTTAAAAAGGCAATCAAGAAAATTGGTGGTATTGATATGGTGTTTTCTGGTACAGAAGATGACCTTGCGAACATCCAGAAGTTTATGACCAATAAATATCGGGAGTACAACCATTGCTTGGGATTAGATTATGTTGGATTGTTTAAAATGGATGGCGAATGGGTATATGTTGGAACAGATGGAGCCATTGACCGGAAGGGGAACCCGATCAGAAGTGTGATATCAATTACCGAAGATAATGAGGCATTGCGGTCTGGGATTTTAGATACTCCTATGATTAAAAAATCAGAACTGAAAGAGATATCTGTGGATTTATTCCGTTTCAATACATATGAGAGGACCATCAATATTCTTGGATGGGTAGGGGCCTGCTTTCTAAAGGAGCGACTCCGCCAGAGGAAGATCAAGCTTTCTCATTTGGTTATTGCTGGTGGGGCTGGATCCGGAAAGTCTGAGACACTGGAGAAAATCATTCAGCCTATATTTGGGCTGCAGGGTAGCGGGATTGGGTGTAGTGGCATTACAAAGTTTTCCACTCTGAAATCCACCAGTAGCACTAATTTATTGCCGGTAATTTTTGAAGAGTACAAGCCGCATAAACTAAGTAAAATTGAGCTGGATTTGATATCCGGTACTCTCCGTAGCACTTATGATTACCAGACCAGCCAGAGAGGACGTGCTGATCAGTCTGTGGTTAATTATATGCGGCGTAGTCCGATTTGTTTGGTAGGTGAATCTTCTTTTGATGAAACAGCCATAAAAGAGCGTACTGTGGATGTTCAATTCGCAAAGAGTGACCGAACAGCAGAAAATACAAAAAGTTATAGATATCTGGCAAAACATGAAGATCAACTTAATAGCTTGGGCAAAGCCCTATTACTCCTAGTAATGAATATGTCAGACGAAGCACTTGACGAATTAATCCAGCAAAGCAAAGTCTTTGAAAAGTTGGATTTTGAGACCAGGACAATCCTGGGAATGTCAAATGTGTATCTGGGAATTTTGCTGATGAAGGAGCTGTATGAATCGTTTGGACTGAATTTTTGGGCAGAGACGGGGCTTTCTGAAAAAATGGTTCAGGATTCTATAGTTAATAATACCTATAATTCCCTGGATGGCAGCAGTAAGGTGAATAGCGCCGTGGATTTGATTATTCAGACATTTGATACGATGGCTTTGAAAAACAGGATTAGACCAGAATATGATTACACGGTCAATCAATCTACAGGGGAATTGTGTTTGCGCCTGAATCTTATATATGACGAATTTACTAAGTATATCCGAGAATTTAACATATCGGATGTTGAGGTACTTGGAATACGGCAGTTCACCCGGCAGCTCCGGCGGGAAGGATATTATGCTGATTATAATTACCGGAATTTTAAAGAGCGCAATAATGATGAGATTGTACGCCAAAAATGCTATATCTTGGATTTGAAAAAGTTGAACGCAAATCTTAACTTGGAAGCATTTGCATATGAAATGACAGGAATCACTACGGATGCAGATGGGTTTATGGCTGTTGATGAACAGTGCGAATTACCTTTTACATGATCGGAGGGATAGAGAATATGATTGAAATTATAGACACCCGGGATGCAACCCCGGAAGAGAACAAGAAGCATGAAGAAAAGCCTAGGGAACAGAAAGATTGGCGGGAAGCTATGCTGCGGACGTTCCTGGCAGGGCATTGATGGAGGAACTATGGGCAATCAATATATAGAGCTTGCAACACACTGTATAGGGCTGGGAAAGCGAAAACCATATATACGGCATGGCAAAAGATTTTACAGGCCGTACAGGAATTATTTTGCAACTGCTGGAACCGGAAATAATCATGAGGACTGGGAACTGATGGTATCTGCTGGTTATGCGGAGCGTGAAGAATCTCAAAACCAGCATGGAGGATATATCTACCATATGACAAGAGACGGCCTTGATTGGATGGGTAATAAAATCGGCGTAATAATACACGACGAGGAAGATTAGATAAAATCTGAGAAAGGAGCCAGCCTCGCGCGAAAAGGTATACCGGGCTTCTTAAAAATATGAAGGCAATATTAAAATATCCGGGAGCGAAGAACCGGATTGCTGATTGGATTTGTAGTTACATTCCGCCACATGATGTATATGTAGAAGTTTTTGCCGGGAGTCTGGCGGTACTATTAAATAAGGAACGCTCGCATATTGAGACGGTAAATGACATTGATGGAGACATCGTAAACTTTTTTCGGGTATTAAGGGACTTCCCTGAAGAGTTAAGCAGGGCGATATTATTGACACCATTCTCCAGGGATGAATACAAAGCAGCGTTTGAGCGATCGTACGATCAGGTTGAACGGGCAAGGCGGTATTGTGTACGCTGCTGGCAGGGATTTGGAAATTCTCAATTATACAATAACGGATTTAAAAGTGGGCAACAGAGGAAATCTCCGAATCCGGCAGCGGCTTGGATGGGGCTCCCGGAAGTAATGATGCAGGCCGCAATGCGGTTGAGGGGAGTGCAGATTGAAAATCTTACGGCATTGGAAATTATAAAACGCTATGACACGCCAGACGTGTTTTTATATCTGGACCCACCCTACCTTCCAGGAACCAGAAAGGGCCATTTGTACAAATACGAAATGTTAGAAACAGAGCATAAGGAACTCCTTAAGGCGGTGATCAGTCATCCGGGAAAAATCATGATCTCAGGCTATGACAATGATCTATACAATAATATGCTGGTAGGATGGAGAAAAGAGAGTATCAAAACCCAGGCAGAAGGTGGATTAAAGAGAACGGAAACGCTGTGGATGAATTATAGAGATAGCCAAATGAGCATATTTGATATACCGGAGGTGCTGCCAGATGTTTGAATTAGTACCAATTTCATTAAAAGAGGCCAATGTATTCGTAGAGAGATATCACCGACACCACAAGCCAGTTACAGGACATAAGTTTTCCCTTGCAGCAGCGGTTGACGGGGTAATTGTAGGGGTTGCCATTGTGGGCAGACCAGTGAGCAGATATCTGGATGATGGGTGGACACTGGAGGTTAACCGCCTTTGTACGGACGGCACACGCAATGCTTGTAGTTTTTTTATATGCAGCCGCATGGCGGGCGGCAAAGAATATAGGATATAAAAAATTAATTACCTACATTCTTGACACGGAGACAGGGACAAGCCTAAAGGCAGCAGGGTGGAAATGTGTAGGAGAAGCTGGCGGAAAGAGGTGGTCAGGCATACGGAGGCCGGAGGTAGACCTATATCCGGCACAGATGAAACTAAAATTTGAGATCGGGGTGAGGCCATGAAAGGCCAGATATCAATATCGGAATACCTACAGGACAGGGACAATATAACCTTTGGAGGTTGCGGCAAGTGCGTCTGCCGGAGCTGCCTTTACTGGTGGTCAAGCCGTTGCCCTTATGGTGGGTGTTATGATGATCACCGGGCAGAGGTAGATCCATACGACAGAGCACACCCGGATGAGCCGCCACGGACTGCCTGGAGTTATTGGGATAAGCCCGGGGAGCAGGCACACTGGTGCAGAGGCGGAGTATGTTATCCGATTCATTACTGCCCGAAGTTTGAAAAGTATCAAGGGCAGCAAGTAAAGGAGTGTTTAAAAGCTATGGTTTTTGTTTATTAGGATGGGTATATTCATTGAAGTCTGGTGGATACGCTGGGGTGTACGGCGTGCTATCAAGAGTTTAAGGAACATATGGAGGATTAACCTATGTGTAATGATTTTGAGTGTGTGCATGATCAGTGCGGCATCTGTAGTTTTACCGGCGAGGATTGCGAATACAATGACTGTGTAATGTGGGGAGTATGCCAGGAATGTATCGGTAATATGGTGAATGGCAATAACTGTGGAGAAGAGGAGGTGTGAGCTGATTGAAGAATAAACAGTATAGTAATCCGGTATGGAGCCATATAGACTACGAAAACTTTCAAGATTATCATATTAAGAGAGATTGCCTTTTTTGACGTATATTCCCAATACATTTTTTGAAAACGCCCTGTAGAAATACGGGGCGTTTTGATATATACTAGAAGAAAATGAATGCGGGAGAAGTAGTATGAAAGGAAAAAGGCTTAAAGAATTTAATGAAAAATATGGAAAGTTCTTATCCGGTACGCTTATAGGAATTATTATAATGGTAATTTCACCAATTATCGTAGATAATGTATATGATAAATATGTTGAGAAAAAAGAAAAAGATAAAATATATGAAGAAATGAGAATCGGGAATAACAAAGCAAGCATAGAAGACGTGGTAGGTTTTTCAAAATATATACATGTAGATGAAGAAAGTGGGATAGGGGAATCAATATATACTCCGTCTGGATTTTGTTATAGGTGTTATTATAAAGATAACCAATTGATTGCATATTTTGTGACAGTCATGGATTTTGAACACAATGCGATATGTAAATTTCCGGATAGGTATTTGGAAATAGTAAATAATAAAAAATTAGGAGAATTTTCTTATTATGAAGTTAATGGAAAACCCAACTTAGTTACTTCCTATGTAACAAACGGTATAGGAAGAACCCTATATTGTGAAGAGTATTATTATAACGCAATAGGAAACTATAGGACTTTCTATTTTATGGATATTGATTATGGGATAGTGAATACAGAATACACTAATGATGAATCAAAAATTTATGATGATGAAATTTCGAGTGATAACTTACAACAATATAATTATGATATTGTATTGGCAAGAGACAGGAAAAATTCGTTCCCAAATACTTATGGAATTTGTATTCCAACATATTCGGACATAGTTAAAGATATGATTATGTATTATGGTGAGTTTGATTTTGATAGAGAGCAGTTGTGAATCATTTTTAGTTAATCTTTTTTTCGATTGTGTATTGGAATATAGACAAAAGAGGTGGTTCCAGCTATCTCTTTTTTGTATGCATCAAAGGTAGGTCTGAAGAAATGCTGAAGCTGTAAGGGGTGACCAGGATTGGCTAACAGAAGATGATGGTTGGGGACACTACATATGCGTCGAATTAGAAAAAGAATCCGTAAATTCCGATACCCTAATCAATGAGATGTCCACAGATTTTCAGGGTATCCGCTAAAATACCTTGAAAAATAGGTGGTTTAATGGTAGTATATTGGTAGTGAAAAACTACCTTAAAGCTACTAATTTAGTGGCTATAAGTTATCAAAACGCTACTCAATAAGGAGGCGCCCCAAATGGCAAAAATCCCAGTAAAAATAGATGAGGATATCATGGAATTTATTAAAACTGATGCCACACAAAACTACCGGAGTGTGGCTGGACAGGTTAATGCTGTATTGGATTTATGCAGGCAGGCCGGAGGCTATATGGAGTTGCTCAGACTAATGCAGAGAGCTGAGATAGTAACAGAGCAAACCGCCACCAGAGCCGAGACTAGAGGCCGGAAGCGTACCAGACCGCAAAAGATTGATTGGAGTGGCCTGCGTGGTGGCTGCGAATGTGCAGTGATTTTGTATAATATTGACGATGACAAGGCACTGATTGTAAAAACTGATGACTTCTTCAATGATACAAACTGGATTGTGGAGCAGCTTAGATTGGGCAGGTTTTCGCGCTTAGATGTACAGGCAGATTATAGTGACAAATGCTGTAAATTTGCTGTTTTGAGCGGCTTTGGAACGACTGTCGGAGAAGTAAGACACAACTGTGAGGCATCTGAATTTTATGATGGAATTTATGATTGCACTGCCAGCGCTAAGATTTCTAAAGATTCACAGCCACAGGCGACAGAACTGCCAGAGACTGATCACAGTATCCCAACAGTCACCGATGTACTGTCGATTGACTGGGATACGATGCATCACCAGCAGACACTCAGAAAGTACCTGACTATCTGCAAAAATCCCGAGGTCAGGGAGATTGCAGAGGCTTATATCGATGAGCAATTCGCCCCAGAGGATGAAATCGAACCCGAGACTGTCTTTGCAGAGGATGCTGCCGTAATCATGGACAGATTCTGTAGAAAGTACCGTAAATAGGGGTTCAGGCTACTTTTACACTGCACTTTACGAAAAATAGGGTATTTTACCTCTCAAATACCCTGAAAAAATGGCAAATACCCTGTTCTCTAAAATTTCAGGGTATCGAGAAAAGCCAGTGTTTATGAGGGCTCCGGGTACTTTTTTATCTAAAATACCCTCAATACCTTAAAAAATATTTATAGGTACATATGAGAGAATGAAAAAAGTTTTTTTATTTTTGTTTTCTACATAGACCCCTTAAAAAATGGGGAGGTATTTTGGGCGTTCAGGGTATTGGGTGTATTTAAGGCGGAAGCGTGCTGGATGAGTTGAGCGTTTTTGGCTGTTGAAGGATGTGATACGCCGCCAGGGAATAAAGCTTTTTCTCTTTGGTGGGAAGGTTCACTTTCTGGCGCCGATAATTGTCGGAGTGATTGATAAGTTCCGCTGCAAATAATTTTAAAATTAGGTGTTGCATTTTGATAGATACAGATATATAATACAATCAAGTTGTATGAGTAATTGAAAGAGTTAAATCCGATGGACATTCGTCGGAAGTCGCAAGTGAATAAATTAAATCCGGTGGGTTCTCGCTGGATTTGTAATTAAATACATTAAATCCGGCAAATTCCCGCCGGTGTGAGAATGAGCTCGGGAGGCTCCAGTTAATAGCTGGGGCCTCTTTTGGCGTTTAGGGGTAAATTGAGCATATGTGTAAGCCAGGAGGTGAGAACGTGGAGAAGAAAGATATGGAACAGGCTGGAAGGGAAATTGTGAAGCGAAAGGGAAATGGTAAAAATAGCCCTGTCATTGGTGGTAATGGCGTGGAGCCAATCAACAGAGAAGAAAATGCTTTGTTCTGCCAGTATGCCCTTGATATGTTTCACGCCCCGACGGTGGATTTAAATGACACAGAAGCAGTCGCCGCAGCAATAGATGGTTACTTCAAATATTGCATTGACCGTGAGTTACGCCCTGGAAACCTAGGATTGTACGCTGCTCTGGGGCTTTCTAAACAGGATGTGAGCAATGCGATTAACGGATACAGCGGGAAACTAAGGCCATCGACCATAGACCTCATTAAAAAAGCAAAGCAGGCTTTAGCCACATATAGAGAGCTCCTTGGCAGCCAGGGCAAGCTAAATCCGGTCACCCTCATTTTCTGGCAGAAAAACTATGATGGACTGAAGGATCAGCAGGATATTGTGCTGACACCGAATACAAGCATGCGGCAGGAGCATACAGTAGACGAAATCACCCAGAAGGTGCTGGAGGACATACCTGTGGATGATGATAATTCAGACACAATTTGATATAGTTGTCAGATAATATGGAGCAAGCAGCATGTGCGGACTGCTATAGCGGCAAACGTGCAATGCAAAATACTGCATATGTAGTGCATAATAGGAACATCTCGTAACTGTTCGCAAAATAGCGATTTCACGAACAGTTGAAAAAGGCATGAAATGGGAGGATAGTTAGCAGTGAGTGGCCCCCGGGAGGGGGTCTATGGGTAGACGTCCGGCGGCCTACTTACCCCTCTTACCAGCGAAAAAATAAAAAAGGCTCCCAGCATTACTCAAAAAATTTTCTCAGAAAACAAAAAGGAGGTATGCCCTATGTCGAATGTAAATCCGCTTACGGAGGCAATAACCGTGTTACGGACCAGTATTATAAATGACAAAGATATCTACAATGGTTTTGTTTCCAGCATTGAATCTGCCATTAATGAAGCCAAGCCTTATACGAAGGAGCGTGATCTGGCGGTGGCTATTTTAAACAGAGTAGTTGGCATTGAAGGAGGGGAGCAGGGTTTATGATGGTTTTTAAGTATTTATTGGCAGCGGTTAATTTCTTGCTGTTTTTGATTATGACGTTGATTACTATGGCCGGTGTCAAGAAAGATGATGAAGCTACAAAATGGCTACTGTTGGTGTTTAGTTTATTACCGGTAGCAAATATGGTAGCTATTTTGGGGTAAAGAAGGAGTATGGAGATGGCAGAGAAGAAAAACAAATGGAAAGTAGCGGTAATAGGTGTAGTTATTGTACTGGCGGTTGGGCTTCTTGGAGTGTTTGTAGTTCAGCACTCACGAAATAAGGCAATACGGTTAGATGAGAAAGTTCAATCTGCCATGTATAATATAAAAGCCCAGGAAAAGAAGCGTGTGGATCTGGTATATAATTTGGCTGATTGTGTGAAACAGTACGATAAACATGAAGCAGATACTCTGGCTGCCATTGTGGAAGGACGTGGCTCTACTGGAGACATTGAGAATGTTACAACATCAATCTCGGCGGTAAGTGAAGCATATCCTGAGTTAAAATCCAATGAAAATTATAAGGAACTCATGAGGAATCTGACAACGCTGGAAAATGAAATTTCTCAATCAAGAATCAACTATAATAACACTGTTGAAAAATATAATCGCTATGTAAAAGGTTTTCCGGCAAGAATGTTTTTGGATAAAGCAGGATATGAGGTAATGACCTATGAAAGATTAGAATTTGATGCACCGGTTACGGCGCCGCAGGGGTTATTCGATGAATAACTTTCGGATTACCCGACGAGAAATTTTGATGAGTATTCCCATGGTGGCAATATTGTTTCTGGTGGGAATGTGGATTTCTGGGATAATCGAAAGTCACATAGATGACAAAAACGCAGAATATTATAGTGCGGTGCAGATTACGGAACCGGATATATTCCAGTTTAATATGCAAACCAATGTGGGAAATGCCTTTGTATATGGCGTTTTAGAGGCTGTTGATACGGTTTCCTATCCAGATATCCAGGGAGAATTTATGAGCCTGAGAAAAGTCACTGAAAGGTATACAATGCATACCAGAGTGGTGACAACAACAGATTCTAAGGGACGGAGCCATACACGTACTGAAGTGTATTATAGCTGGGATTATGTTGGAGAGGAAGAAAAGCATTCGGAGAAATTGCAATTCATGGGAAGTGAATTTGACTTTTCAAAATTCAATATACCAACTCAAGATTACATAGACACAGTATATGAATCACATACAGTCCGGTACAAATTTTATGGGAGCGCTACTAAGTACACTGGTACAGTTTATACGGAACTGAGAAATGGTACTATTTCAGAATCAAGCAAATTTTATGAGAGTATGAACATAGATGAAACCATAAAACAGTGCACATCTAATGCATGGATATATGTGTTTTGGATATTTTGGGTGATTTTTATGGTTGCGGCAGTTGTTGGATTTTATGCCATTGACAATAAATGGCTGGAATAAAATACAGGAGAAAATATGCTGGTATTTACATTCGGAATCCTCCACTTCGGACTATGTTGGGAAATGATAGATCCAATGGCAGAGGTGGTTGTGTTCATAAAGAAGGCATTGTCGTTGCTTACAAAAGTAGGCTGGTCTTTTACATGCGACAATTCATTGCATCCAGAGTGAGTGTGCAATGTGAATTGATTGGGCTATCGCCAAGTGGTAAGGCACAGCACTTTGACTGCTGTATGCGCTGGTTCAAATCCAGCTAGCCCAGCTCGGTTTCTAATTTTTAGAAAACCTCCTTCCCCATCTAGCCTGAAGTGGCTGAATAAAGGCGTGTCAACAGCGCCGGATGGGTTCGGCACTCAGAGTAATGGCTGTTGTGCCGTATTTCCCCTCAAAACCATTACAGCAAACCAGCTAACGGTAGCAGAAATTCTGTGGGGTAAGGCCAAAAGTGATACATTATAGATGATAAACTCAGTTATGGCTAACAGAATGATCTGCGGAGCAGGTGAACTTGCACTGTCCCACCTGCTTTTGGGCTTTTAGCTCAGTTGGTCAGAGCAACCGGCTCATAACCGGTCGGTCCCAGGTTCGAGTCCTGGAAAGCCCACGTGGCGTAAGACGATGTAGGCTATGTCTTTATGGCAACGGTCATCTATTACAAATAGCTGATGCAGGCTGACGAGCAGTTTATATTGCAGCCGTTTTGGTTGGGAGTATCCCATGATCCGTAGGACCAGAAAACTCCATGCTTGCCAGAGCGATTAAACTGAGCCTGGCCTTGCATATACCATGGGATGGCATGAGAAGGCCATATGCACGTTAAAAGTTGGGTGTAAGGACGTTATTTAATCTTTATCGGTTTCCGAGAAAACACCATAGTGTCGGAGCTACCACGATAAAAACAACTGCAGGTGTGGGAAAACAGAAGCAAAAAACAACCCAATAGTGGAACGCACGCCGCGATAAATATTGCTGCTATGGGGCCTATACCCCATTTGGATGAATATACCGTAATTGGGAGCGGGCCTGACTGTAAATCAGGTGCCTTCGGGTTCTGGTGGTTCGAGTCCACCTTAATCCACTGATAACTAAATAGCAAATTTACCGGAAAGTACATATGACATTATTTGGTATAGTAACGGAAGGAAAGTCGAATTAGAGTAGAAAGTAGGTGCGGTATGCAAGAATACTTTAAGGAAATAAAATATGAAGGTTTTTCATTGCGGATTCCGGTTAAGTGTTTTAAATCGGATTGTTACATTGAGGAACGTCAATTTAATGATGCAATATATAAGACATTTGGTGAAATAGAGAAGTATAAAAAGGCTTTTGAGGACGCAAAGAATGAGAAAGATAAGCAGATTTCCGAAATGCAGGCCCATATTGATAGCCTAAAAGCTGAGTTAGCAGAATTGCAGCTGAATAAGCAGGAGTTACCGCTTGAACCTATAGAGGTTGCCGCAATGCTTATAAAGTCAACTGTAACACGTAAAGCAAATTCTATTCAAAAGGCATTTAATTGTCCAGATAAATATGAAGATGATAGGTATTCCAATGACGATTTACTCCAGATAGCGGAGCATTTGTTGGTGTATTGCAAAAATGCAGAGGAGGAATAAACATGGCAGAGGGATTTTATTTAGAATTAGATGATTATTGTTCTTTTTGTAGCTATTTTGAACCCGATATAGAGAAGGTAGATATTACTACGCTTGGAGACAGAGCACGCTCATATACAACCACGATTAAGTGCATAAACGCTTATAAGTGTAAAAGAATTTCCGAGAATATGAGGAATAAAAAATGAACCCAATAGAATTTACAGAACAAAATTCCGTATTTGTAGCAGATGGATGCGATGACCTTCCGGCCTGCAGGCAGTATAACGAACAGTTTCATGCAGATGAGATGATTTCCTTGTGGGAGTTATCAGATGAGGATTGCGTGGAAATTTTGAAGCAGATTAAGGATGGAAAGCGTCCGGCTATTTATCTGGCGGTGATTGGAGGTCAACCTCCGGTGAGTTTGTGGGTGAGGAGTGAGAAGAATGAGACTTAGTAGACTATCGCCGAAGTGCCGTGAATGTCCATTTGTTTGTAAGTGTGATAACAAGAGAATGGAGGCACTTGCATATCTGAACCCGCAGTACAGGATACAACGCAACCTTTGGGCGCAGAAGTATTAGTAAAACACGATTATCGGGATGTCAAGGTTTCCGAGAACACCACAATAACAATAGATTTGGAAGAAGTGAAGCGTCAAATGGAAAAGGGACTTTATAGAAAAGCGGGATTTGGCCTTGAATTTGGAGCATAGATAAAATCACACCGGCTATCAATCAGAGATAGCCGCTAACCTGCAACAGTTAAAGGAAGTGGATAAATGTCTGATTTAAAGAAACACCTACAGATTATCCGGGCTCTACATAAGCGAGACTTATCCCAATACGATAACCTCTCTATGCTTATGGATATGGTTCTGGCGGTAAAAGATGAGGATATCGAACTAGCGAAGGATGAAGCGCAGTTCGTCAAAAAGACTGCAGCGGCCGGCACCAGGGGCAAGACAGAAGTGTCCAGGTTTGTAGACCTGTACTGGAAAGCCATGTTGTTCCTGGCACAGAATCGAGATTTGGACTCTTACTTGATTTATCTGGAACGCGACCGAGATCCGGAGGAGCGTTTTTACTTGCCACGGCGTGAACAACTTCGCAAGCATGGCATTGTGCAGGCTCTGCAGCAGCTCATTGACGATGAGATTGACATTTTGTCTATATCCTGCCCGCCAGGTATAGGCAAGACGACTCTGGCGGAGATGTTTCTTTCCGGATGGATAGGTTGGAATCCTGATCTGTGCAATCTGTTTTCTTCCCATTCGGGGCATGTTACCCGCATGGTCTATGATGTGATCTGCAATATCATTGGTGTAGGTCTGAAGCCTGGACAGATTGCGGAATATCGTTGGCGGGATATTTTCCCGGATGTACAGATAGAAAACGTAAACGCCAAGGAAGAGACAATTAATCTCGGAAAATTCAAACCGTTTAAATCCATAACATTCCGGGCCCTGGGCGCTTCCCAAACAGGTGTTACCCGCGCGGAAGGATTGCTTTACTGCGATGACTTGTGCTCTGGAATTGAAGAGGCTCTTTCAAAGATTCGTCTTGATAAACTCTGGACGAAATACAGCACTGACCTGAAAACCCGTAAGAAGCAGGGAAAGAAAGGAAAAAAGTGTAAGGAACTCCACATTGCTACCCGGTGGTCCGTTTGGGACGTAATCGGTCGGATTCAGAATATATACCGGGGAAATGATCGGTGTAAATTCATCTCGGTTCCCGATATTGACCCGGCAACTGGAAAGAGTAACTGGAATTTCAAATATGGTGTTGGATTTGATGAAGCCTATTTTGAAGATATTGAGCGTTCTCTTGATGATATTACATATAAATGTCTGTACAAGAATGAACCTGTAGAGCGCGAAGGAATTCTTTATGAACCTGATAAGCTCCGGCGGTACTTTGGGATATTACCTGATAAGGAACCTGACGCCATTCTTGCTATTTTGGACCCGAAAGGAACAGGAAGTGATTACAATGCCCTAGGTGTATTCTATCAATACGGACAGGATTATTACCTGCATGATTGTGTGTTCCAGAATATAGACCCATATCAGTTAGATGATTTGAATGCAGATTGTCTTGTGCGGAATAATACCCAGATATGCCAGATTGAGTCCAACAAGGAAGGCGTGCGGACTGGTGACACTATCCAGGCAAAGGTTAAGGAACGTGGTGGGCGTTGCAGCATAGAGAAAAAATATACCACCACAAATAAGGAGACAAGGATTATCGTCAACAGCCCCTGGGTTATTGAGCATGTTATCTTCCGGGCACCCAAAACCCCAGAGAATCTAGACGGATATGAGGTAAAATCAGACTATGGGCAGTTCATGAGCTGGCTGTGTGCATATAGCCAATTAGTACGCAATCCGCATGATGACGCTCCAGATATGGTGGCTATGTTGGCGGTAAGGGAAAGTGGTGGATATAAGGCAAAAGCAGAACCTATGCAGAGGCCGTGTTGATTTAGCGGTAGGAGGGATAAATCATGGTTATAACCAGAGAATATCTGGCGCAGTACAGGTATTTAGAGCAGCAAATTAAATCCACAGAGAGAAAATTAAAATATTATGAGACACATCCAGTAGTATCAGAACATGGGGTTGTCAAAGGCTCTGCAAAGGCATTTCCGTTTATAGAGCGCCATTTTACTGTGTCCGCTCCTCATGTGAAATCTGATGAAGAGAGAAAAAATACGATTTCTCAGTTAATTGTGCAGTTGGAATACAATAAGAATTTGTATGAGGATATGAAGCTTGATATAGATTTATTTATTGCAGAAATTCCAGATTTGGAGCTGAAAACCATGTTTGAGATGTATTACAATGAACGGAAAACATATGAGCAAATTGGAAGCGCCATTGGGTATCACAGAACAAGGATTTCTCAGAAAATTGACGAATACCTCAAATCCTGCGAAGATTCTCACAATTCTCATTCATGAAATGCTATTATGATATCAGTGAAAAGTATGTAAGGCACCGGGAAACCACTCCGGTGCTATTTTTGTGCGGAAAGGCGGTGAGATCAGTGTGATATATCATAAAAATAGAGAATCCTTTGTAGATGTCTGCAATGGGGTGTTTGGCCGAAAGGTAATTAAGTCTCGTGTGAAGGAAATTAATAGCGGAAATGTAGTTCAGGAGTTAGGCAAGGCACTGTCTATTCACTGGCAGAACCGCCGGGAAATTGACTACCTTTACCATTACATGAATGGTAATCAGCCTATACTTTATCGAGAAAAGCAGGTACGCCCAGAAATCAAGAACAATGTGGTGGAAAATCATGCTCTGGAAATTGTACGCTTTATGATGGCTCAGAGTTTCGGGGAGCCAATCCAGTATGTGAGTGTCGACAAGGACGAGGCAAAAACGCAGGAAATTGATAGTCTCAATAAAATGATGGCATCAATAGACAAATCCTTCTATGATATCCAGATCGGGGAATGGCAGAGTAATGTAGGAATAGCTTATCGGTACAACTGGAGTAATACTACGGCGGATGTAAGCCTTGGAGAGTGCCCTATAGGGATTGATGTTCCGGACCCGAGATACAATTTCGTGGTATACTCCTCAGATTTTGGTACTAGACCTTTGATGTCAGTATCACAAATGAAAAATGAGGACAATGAAAACGTATATTTTTGTACCACACCCAAGCAGGTGTATTGCATCAAGAATGGAAAGATAATTCCAGAGATATCCGCACCAAATGGTTATGGCCGTATTATGCTGGTGGAATTCCCGAACAACGTTCGCCGCCTTTCCGACATTGAAATAGTAATCACAATGTTGGATGCGCTAAATAAAGTCCAGTCAAACCGCATGGATGGAATTGAGCAGTTTGTTCAGGCTTTCATGAAATTCGTCAACTGCGAGATTGATGAAGATGATTTTTTGAAAATGTGCCAGCTTGGAGCCATAAAAATTAAGGGGCAGCAGGGCGTACAGGCCGATGTGGATGTAATATCCAATGAACTGAATCAGGAGCAGACCCAAGTTGCGAAGGATGATTTGTATAAAAACATGCTTATCATTGAGGGTATGCCAAATCGGGAGCAGAATACAGGTGGCGATACAGGGCAGGCCGTGTATCTTCGGAATGGATGGGATTTTGCGGAGCAGAGGGCAAAGATTGACGAGCCAGTGATTATCAAGTCTGAGAAGGAGGCTCTGAAAAATGTGCTGACAATCCTTAGGACAAAGCAGCTTATCAGCCCGCATCTGAAAATCAGCGATATTGATGTGAAGATTACCAGAAATAAGACTGATAATATGCTGGTGAAAGCGCAGGCCCTGATTTATCTTCTTGAAAAAGGTATCCATCCCAAGATTGCCATTAAGACCTGCGACCTCTGGGGAGACCCGGAAAAGGTTTATGTCCAGTCAAAGCCTTATCTGGATGCTCTTTATAAGACCGCCCAAGAGATGCAAGCCGAAGAGGAAAGGAAGTCTGCACAGGCGGCAGCGTTGGCGCAGACACAATCAAAGAGCCCACCGGAAGGTGGTGAGTGATTTGGCTATGGTTAGATGTAAGGGAAAGGGTTGCGGCCTGATATTGGGTGAATTTCAGGGTAAAGGCCGGATAAAATGTTATAAGTGTGGTGGTATTAATAGGTTTGATACAAATGCGAAGCAGCACACTTATAGACCGCCAATGCAACACACGGAATTAAAAGACAGGACAACAAGTAGCGGTATGGTATTTCACTGATGTTGTCCTTAAAATTTGCCAGCCTAAGCGTAAGAGGGCAGGAACTATGCGGAGCGCACCGTGTTAAAAAAGTGTATGTTCTGAAATAAAAGGAGAAGTAAAAATGACCAGAGAGCAAGTAAAAGAACAGTTTCCTGATGCTACAGAAGAGCAGATTACAGCGATTCTGAATATCAATGGAGCTGATGTAACACAGGCAAAGAAGAATAACGTTGACCCTAAAGAGCTGAAACGACTTCAGGGGATTGAGGCAGAGTATACAAAACTTCAGGACGCCGGATTAACGGATGCTGAAAAAGCAGCAAGAGCTCTGGCGGATGCGGAAGCAGCAAAGGTTGAGTTCGCAAAGAAATCTAACCGGCTGGATGCTGAGAAAATTCTTGTAGCAGCCGGATTGACGGAAGATGACTACAAAGACCTGATTGATGGTATTATTTCTGACGATGCTGAAAAAACAAAGTCCATGGCTACTGGTCTGGCTACCATGGTGACTAAGCAGAAAGAGTCTGCTATCCAGAAGACAAAAGAGGAATTGATGGATAGAACCCCAAATCCAGCTGGTGGTTCTGGTGGCGGAGAGGAAAAAACAGAAGATGTAAAATTTGCTGAAGAAGTGGCAGGTACGTTTTCCACTGCCAGCGCAACATCAAAATCAGTTTTTGATAATTATTAAGGAGGAAGAGAAATGAGATTTACACAGAAAGAGTATGGACAGCCTATTGAAATCTTAAAGTTCAATGATTTCAAGGGGGAGGCATGCATGGTATCTGATTCTGGGGTGGTAGCAGATACCAATGGAAAGAAAATTGTAAAAGCAGGTACGCCGCATCCGGCAAATAATGAAACTTGCAAGGGCATTTTACTCCACGATGTTGATGTCACCTATGGGGAGGCACCGGGAACCAGGGTGTTCGAGGGATCCATTGACACCAAGAAACTTACAAAAAATGGGATTACCGTTGCCGAGGAAGCAAAAGCGGTCCTGCCACGTGTGACATTTTTTTGACTGATTAGAGGAGGTATAAAAATATGGCATTACCATTAAAAGAAGCATTTACAGCAAGAGCAATCGGTGTTCTTTGGGACGCATATAAACAGACTATGGGTATCGCACCGTATCTGGGAAGTGGTTTCTTTCCCGCATCCAAGTCGCCTACTATGGATCTGAAATGGTTCAAAGGCTCTAAGGGGCTGCCGGTATCCCTGACTCCATCCAATTTTGATGCGCTGGCTACAGTAAGGGATAGAATCGGATTCAAAGAAATGGAAACTGAAATGCCTTTCTTCCGTGAGTCCTATTTGGTAAAGGAAAAGGATGCCCAGGATTATGAAAATATGATGAATGCAGCAGATCCGGCTATCGCACAGGAACTGTTAAGGCAGATCGCACTTGGTCCGATGGATTTAGTCCAGGGAGCCGATGTCGTTCCGGAAAGAATGATCTGGCAGTTGCTTTGTCCGGTAGATGGCTCTCCAAAGATCGCGATTTCCGCCAATGGGGTGAACTATGACTATAATTATGACGTGGATGGCTCTTACAAATCCAAAAACTTCCTGGAGCTGACAGGCACTGATAAGTGGGACGATGCAGATAACTGTGATCCGTTTGAAGATTTAAGAGCCGCCAAAAAAGCCATGAAGAAAAGGGGTAAAGTAGTAACCCTGGCAGTAATGAATGATAATACTTGGCAGAAGATTGTAAAGAGTAAGAAAGCCAGGGAATATATTGTTGCCAAAGCTGTTACATCCCCGGTATTTATCGAGGAATCCGATGTGAAGAAGTTTATTCGCGAAAGTGAAAGCCTGAAATTGGAGATCTTGGTTTATGATAAACTCTTCATTGATGATTCCGGCGCAGAGAAAACCTTTATACCTGATGGCATGGTGGCGCTCCTCCCTGGGAAGACTGCTCTGGGCAGCACTAAATACGGTAAGACACCAGAGGAAAGAAGCGGTGACGCAAGTATCGGAAATCTGTCTATTGTTAATACTGGAGTGGCAGTATACACATACACCACACCCCACCCCATTGTGACTCAGTGTATCGTATCCGAGATTGTTCTTCCCACTTTTGAGCGTATGGATGATACATATGCCATTAAAGCATATTAGGAGGCTTGTGTTATGAAATTTGATCATACTGTAAAAGTGAATGGACAGTATTATCCGGCAGGGACTGAAATCCCTGAACCGGATAATGCTGTTGTGGAACCACCTGAAGATAAGCAGGCAGAAGAAGTTGAAGAGGAAAGCATCCCGGAGACCGAGCCGACAAAGCGTGGCCGTAAACCGGCAGCGGGAAAATAAAGAAGGTGATGAGGAGTGGATAAGAACAAAATATTTGAAAACCTTAAAATGTATTTGAGCGAAAAAGATGAGGAGCTTATCTGGCTCCTCATTGACCTGGCCTGCCAGAATGTGTTGAATCGACGATATCCTTTTGGGTATACGGAGAAACAGGAACTGGTTGCAATCTCACAATATTCCAATGTGGTGTTTCGGGCTGTGGTATATGCTTATGAAAAAGGCGGCATTACTTCCCATGCATCATTGAGTGAAAACGGTACTTCCCGGTCATTTATTGATGAGGATAAGTTGTACACGGAGATTGTCCCGGTGTGTGGAGTATTGTAGTGCTATATTGCTATTTAATGTAGCTTTGTATGCATATGAAGAAATACTCATGAATCATAAGTTATCGCGTATATGCTCAACACATTGCGTTATACAGTGATTATTGAAGGGGATAGCCATGCTAAATGCAAGAATCAATCAGAGAAAGCTCTGGTTTGCGACATATCAGGGAAAACAATCTATACTGGATGACGAGGGATTTGATACTGGAGATACGGAAATAAAATATAGCGCACCAGTTATGTTTATGGCAAATATATCCGCATCCAGGGGCAGCGCTGAAGCCGATATGTTCGGGTTGAATCTGGACTACACGAAGTCCATATCAACTTGCGATTTGAATCTGCCGATATCGGAAACCAGCCTTATTTGGGAGATAGAACCAGAAGTAATGGCAGATGGAACCGCCAATAAGGATTCCGCTGATTATACGGTGGTGCAGGTTGCCAGAGGGATGTATGGAGTTGTGTACGCTGTGAAGATGCGGCAGAAGAGTGAGGCATAAAACTTCTTGACAGTTTGTGGCTACAATGTTATATTGTAAATGTGGCTACAAAATGAAAGGAGGAATAAGAAGAATGTCGCCAAAAACAGGGCAGAAGCTTACTGATAATCCAAAGGATGTTACAGTGAGAGCAAGAATGGATAAAAGCACAGTTGAGAAACTTGATTATCTCGTGAAAGAGTATGGCTCTGACCGTTCGAAAATAATTCGTAACGGAATAGAAATTCAGTATGAATCTGCAAGGAAAAAATAAAAAAACAGTCACGCTCCGTCCAAAGAACAATGACTGTTTTTCCACTAGAAGTTTCCTTCTGTAAATATTATAATGCAGAACGGGACTTCTTTCAAGACAATTTTGTGAAATGAAAGGAGTTTTCAATATGACGGGTATTAGAATTAATCAGCACGATATGGAAATCAAGGAATACAATGGCCAACGGGTAATAACATTCAAGGATGTGGATATGGTGCATGAAAGACCAGAAGGCACAGCAAATAAGCGGTTTTATGACAATAAGAAGCATTTCATAGAGGGAGAAGATTTCTACAAATTATCACACTTTGATTCCTTAATATCCGAAAAACGGGTTTTAAAAATTCCCCATAGAGGGTTGATTGTATTGACAGAATCCGGTTACCTTATGCTTGTAAAATCCTTCACGGATAACTTGGCATGGGAAGTGCAAAGGCAACTTGTAAAAAGTTACTTCCGGGTAAAAGAGATTGAGACAAAGCCCAAGGGACGGTTAGTTGTTGATATTCCTGAGAATGCTGAAGCACAACTGGCCATTACGGATATGAAAGCCTGCCTGTCAGCTATTGATGTTTCATTAAATCTCATTAACAGGTATCAGAGCGAAGAAACCTATAAACATATTCGTTACACATTGGAACATATGACACTGGAACTGAGACGAAAGACGATGGATTTGATAGAAGTTCAGCCTAAATTAGTTCAGAAATAGATATTAGTCCTACAAAGCAGTAGCGTTGAAGCAGAAATATCAATAAAAAAGGTAATAGGAGAAGTCGCTAACTTAGCGGCTTCTTTTTATGGAGGTGGTACCATGTGAAGCAAATTAAAATAAATCTGTCGCAGTCCTCAATAAAGACTGCCCAAAAGCAACTCCGTGATTATCAGAAAGAAATCACCCAGAAGTGTGAGAAATTTGCGAAGCGGCTTTGTGATGTCGGCATACTGGTGGCTACACAAAATGTAGGGAGTTATGGAAAGTACATAACTTTCTATAGTGAAATAACATCACAGAATACTGGTATTAAAGCTGTGTTGGCCGCAACCAATACCGGGCTTCTCAAAAGTGAATGGAGGACCAGAGATGGCGTAAAATCTGCTGATGTTTCTCCGTTGCTGATGGCTGAGTTCGGTTCGGGTCTGAAAGCTGATAATCCCAGGGCGGGTGAGTTTGGTATGGGAACCGGTACATTCCCCGGCCAGACCCATGCAGGGGACCCGGAGGGATGGTGGTATATGGATTTAAATGGAGAGTGGCATCATTCTTATGGTGTGACGCCTACAATGCCAATGTGCAAGGCGTCACAAGAAATGATAAAAAACGTAAGACGAATCGCGAAGGAGGTGTTTGGGGGTGTTTGACCCCTTCAACAGAGTTTTTACCATAGTCAAAAGAAAAATCTATCCAGAGTGCAACAACGCCGGAACGACTACCGATGGTAGTCCTCCAGCATTTCCATATGCAGGCTTCCGGCAGCTCGACAACGCCACCACGGCCGATGACCTGGAGAACAACGAGAACGCTGTGAACTCTGTTATCGAGATCACGACTTACTCCAATAAGAACCTCACTGAAGCCAAGCAAATCGCGGCTCTGGCATCAGATGCCATGAGAGAGTTAGGTTACCGCCGGACAGGCCCATTTACACCGCAGAATGCGGCAGATACCAATATATATCGAGTGATATACCGGTTTAATCGGGTGATTGGGGCAGGAGAAGAATTGTAATTAGAAAGAAGCAGCCAGGGAGCCGATAGGCTCTTTTTTTTCATGGTTTTTTAGTTAGAAAGGTTGGTGGTCCATATATCTCCCAACTATGGGGTAAATAGTGATGCAGTAAAATTGTACCGGCTGTGAACAATCAACAGTCGCTGACCGGCAATAGTTAGCCGGTAGGATTATAAAATATTTGCACCGGCCATTAACAGACCGTGGCCGCCGACTTGTAAGAGTTACAAGTAGAATTTTATAACATATAAACCGGCCATTAACAGATCATGGCCGCTGACCTGCAAGAGTTGCGGGTAGAAAGGATGGAAATTATGGCAGGAGTAATTGCAAAGGCCTATAGCACAATAGGTACAATTCTTGAATTTTCTGAAGATGGCACTAGTTGGACAAAATTGTGCCCAATCAAATCTTTCCCAGCTTTGGGAGGTGCGCCAGAACAAATTGATGTTACAGATTTGGAAGATGAGGTAACATCTTCTATTCCTGGTGTGCAGTCTCTTGATGCTATGGAGTTTACAGCGAATTATACGTTGGAATCTTATACGGCAGTCAAAGCAAAAGAAAATACACCCGGTAAATATAGAATAAAACTCGGAAAAGCAGGAGCTGCCGGAACTGCCACATGGGATGGACAACACTCTGTATATGTTAATGAGGGTGAGGTCAATGGAGCTATCCAAATGACGATTTCAGTATTCCCTACCACAAAGATTACAGTGGCAGCTACGGAAAACTCATAGCATTAAGCTCTATATATCATGAAGGTAACTATGGAATAAAGTAGCGGGGCAGGAGGTATGTAGTAGTATCTTCTGCCTTCATATAATAATAAAATATTTGCAGAATAAGGAGAAAGACTATGAATATGACTGTTAACAACAAAGAATACGCAATAGAGTATACCTTCGAGGCAGCTCATAACAAAAAGTGTGTGGATGTATGCTGGAATCGGTTTACAGGTGCCGGTATGATGAAAAATACAGCGCTTAATGAACTGGAAGATTCCGATACAGCCAATAGAGTCATGACACTTGATAATCTTATTGGGTTTATGTCGGACATACCAGAAACTGTTATTACATTACTGTACGCAGGATTGCTGGAGCATCATGGGCCTGATTCCGATGACCCGATTATTATTACTGGAAAAGATGCTCGTAAGCTGTATAAGCAGTTTTGCAAAGAAAATCCTGATAACCCATTGGCGTCCGATATGGAGATGTTTAATGCCATTAAAGTTCAAATGGAGGAGGATGGTTTTTTCAAACGAATCGGTCTGAATCACTTTATGGAGCAAATGAAACAGACCGAATCTCAGGAGGAGAACAAGATAATTCCACAAGATCACAAGAAGAAGGCAAGCCGTTCTGGCAATTAGTTGTTGAAGAATACTTGCCAAACGCCTTGTTATATGGCGTACCATATGAACTATTCTGGCATTTGAATCCAGCGAAATTGCAGCCGTTTAAGGAAGCATATCAGAAGAAACTGGAAATTGATAACCAGAACGCCTGGTTACAGGGACAATATATCAGGATGGCGGTTGGGAGTGTATTGGATGGGAAAAAGTGTAAGTATCCAGATGCGCCGATAGGTTTTGATGATGAAACGAATGCTTCTCCGGAAGCTGGATTTTTGGCTTGGATTGAGGTGTTTAATTCAAATTTCGATATAGAAAATAAATAAATCATTAATGACCGGGAATATTCCCGGTCATTGTATGAGAGATTAAGCCTTTTTAATAAATATTCTTTTTAATATTTCTTTTACATAATCTTTGTGGAGAAAATAAAAATAAAAAAGTGTTAATAAAAAACAGCAAAATGCTACTATAAAGTCAAGCAGAAAGCATAAATTTAGGAAACCAGATTGAAACTCGGTTATTATTTTAACTATTAATATGATACTATAAATTATTGGAAAAATAACCCTATATATTATTGAGATGAAATCTAATAACATGGGATATTCATCAAGATAACTTTGGCTTTCTCTGGTAAAGGGTTGTCCAGAGAATTCAGAGATTGTTTTCTCTAATTTATGTATATAAGCATATAGGCGTTCTATATAAGTTGTTGTTTGATAATATCGAATAGTAAAATAAAGAACCACAAACCATATTAGCGATTGAATAATGCTTATCTCCATATTTATTTCTAAATGGTAGTTATCAGCTAACCATTTAGAAAGCGTCGTAATAAGGCTTTCAGGGTTTACCATAAAAAGAGAAAGAATGCAAAGCATAAAAATTGTGAGTATAAATAATTTATTTCTCTCATCTAAACGGGTTTTTACTAACGAGTAGGTTTCCTTATAGTGGTCGTATAACAATTCAAGTGAGTCCATTACGCATTATTTAAAGCTGAAATGATTTTATCCTGAGTAAAACTAGAGGCCCATGAAGCACCTACTCCTAACATTTCTTCAGGAGCGGAATAAAAGTTGTTTATTTTAACCCCTATAATTTTATTTCCGCGTTCAATACTTTTTGCAACTTCGTAATTTTGCCAATTGCGATAACCTATTTCAATACTGTCGGGATGTTTTTTGTTTGCATCTTGACCAACAATTACAAGAGTGTATGTAGATTCTCCGATTTTTCTGCTTAACGCTCTTTTTACAGTTGATACACTGTCACTTTTTATTTCTTTTGAAGTATAGTCACTAAAGACAAAATCAAAATTGGGATTTTCATTCCAAGCTAACATGAGATAATAATAGTTTTTATCCTTTTCGTAATCAAAAGAAACAAATACTTTCTTTTTTGCCATAAAAGATCCTCCTTTTTGTGAAAAATATATAACAATATTATAACATGAAGAAAATAAATGTCAAATATTACTATTAGGAGGCAAAATGTGTACGCATAGATGGGAAGAAAAAAAAAGAAGTATATATTGGGATTATTGGGGAAATGCAGTTTTAAAGGTAGAATTTGTTTGTGTGTGTTGTGGAAAGAAAAAGATCAGGAAATATTGGTAAGATAGGGTAAAATTTAAGAAGCATTTAATCTATATCATCCATTATGGACTGCAGAATGAAATAAACAGGGGGTGCGGAATTTGACCCTCCCTACATACTGGCTCATTTATAGGCTGTAAAAAATACAATTTTAGAACATTTATCAGAAATGGATGGCGTTCTTTTTATGCAAAAAACCGATTATCAAAGAGTGATAATCGCTGACCATGGATAATTAGTGGAAGAGGTGAGAAATTGGGAACCGAAATTGATAGGCTTGAGATACAGATTGAAACACAGGCCAGTAAGGCAAACAGACAATTAGATGAGCTGATTTCCAAGCTTGGAAAATTGGCAGGGAGTCTTTCCAGTATTAATTCTGGAGGCATGAAACAATTTGCCGCCGGAATGAATGGTATAGCCTCTGCCGCAAAAAATATGTCAACAGTAAAGTCCACGGAGATGAACCGGGTGGTGAACAATCTCCAAAAACTGAGTGGCATTAAGACCGGCAATATGTTTAATGTAGGGAATGCTCTGTTATCAGTATCCAGGGGAATGCAGGGCTTTTCTGGAATATCAGGTGCAGATATCCCGGCTATGGTGACCTCCTTATCAAGCCTTTCAAAGCTGGGGAATAAAGGTATCAAAAGTGCTGCCGCATCAATGCCCATGCTAGCCAAAAACTTACAGAGTATGGCAGCTACCATAAATGGCGTGAATATTAATCCTGAGATTGCTGGGCAGTTATCTGCCATATCATCGACACTGCGGACATTTGGTCACAAAAGCATGAAAACGGCTATTGATAATATGCCGGCGCTTTCCCAAGGATTAAAGAGTCTGATGCAGACACTGTCAACAGCTCCAAAAGTATCAGCTAATCTAGTGAATTTAGTGAATGCATTATCAAAGCTCTCATCTTCAGGGAGTGGAATACGGGCAGCGGCTAATGCGGTCCAGTCTGTGGGAAAGAATTCTGCGAATACTACAAGCAGGATGCAAAGCTTATCAAATTCACTGGCAAACTTTACGAACAAGACTAAAGCAGCAAAACAGTCCACTAAGAGCTTTTCTTTTTCATTAAGTAGCCTTTATGCAAACTGCTTTTTCTTGATACGAGGGCTAAAAGCCATTGGGCGTGCGGTTGAATCGTCGATGGATTATATCGAAACATTCAACTATTTTAATGTCACTATGTCAAAGATAGCCAGTGAGTTTTCTGGACAATGGGAGAAATATGGATATGAAAGTGCAGAGGCTTATGGGAAATCTTTTGCAGGCAGGCTGAATGATCTGACGCAGAAAATGAGTGGTTATAAGGTGGGGGATGATGGTGTACTCAGTATAACTGGTGGACAGAATCTGTCCCTTGACCCGGAACAGCTGATGAATTACCAGTCGAACATAGCTGCGGTAACCAATTCCGTCGGGTTAATGGGTGAGAACAGTGTGAATACAGCAAAGGCCCTTACGATGCTGGCGGCTGATATGTCATCACTGAAGAATATTGATATGTCTACCGTTATGACAAATTTCCAGAGTGGTCTTATTGGCCAGTCCCGGGCATTGTATAAATACGGTATTGATATCACCAATGCGACACTGCAGACATATGCATATAAATACGGGATTGAAACGGCGCTACAGGAGATGACTCAGGCTGACAAAATGCAGTTGAGGCTATTAGCGATACTTGACCAGTCAAAGGTTGCCTGGGGGGATATGGCTAATACTCTTAGTTCAGTAGCGAATCAATACCGCATCTTGAAACAGCAGATAGCAAATTTGGCTAGAGTCATCGGAAATCTGTTGGTGCCTATAGTTGCAAAGGCATTACCAATCATTAATGGTGTGGTGATTGCCTTACAGCGAATGTTTATGTTCATTGGTAATCTCCTTGGCGTTGACTGGTCTGGCCTGATGGATGGAATCAGCACAGGATATGGCGGAGCCGGGGATGAAATCGGAGATATGGTAGATGACACCGGGGATGTAGCTGATAATACCGATGATATTGGAGATTCCATTGATTCTGCCAATAAAAAGGCTAAGAAATTTAAAGACACCATACTCAGCTTCGATGAGCTTAATAAACTGAATGATAACAGCAGCAACGATATTGAATCGGGTGGAAAAACAGATAAAGACGATGGGATATCGGGTGCTGGTAGTATAGATCTGTCAGATGAGATCGCAAAGGCATTAGCAGATTATGAATCCGTTTGGAATAAAGCTCTAAAGGACTCAGAAAATAAAGCACAGGCGTATGCGGATAATATCTGTAAGGCATTTGAAAAGATATGGAAAACAGCAGAGCCTACCAGAAAGGCTATTTCAAATTTATGGGATAATGGGCTTGCAAAGTTGGGAAAATTCTCTGGTGCTACCTTATACGACTTCTGGAATAACTTTTTAAAACCAGTCGGAACGTGGATGCTGGCAGATGATGCTGGCCTTCCGCGTTTTTTTAATATCACAAATTCCTTACTGAATGAAATTGACTGGAATAGATTAAGAAAATCTCTTGCAGATTTTTATACATCGTTACAGAGTATCGCAAAATTTTCTTGGAATGCTCTCATGGACTTTTATGAGGGTTTTTTAAAACCTATAGCAGTATGGACAATGAGTGATGCAATCCCACAGTTAGTCGATATCATGACAAAGTTTGTGAATGCGGTTGACTGGGATAAACTGAACAAATCATTGCGGGAATTATGGGATGCATTGGCACCATTTGTAAAAAATGTTGGGCAGGGCTTGATAAACTTTTTTGAAAAGCTTATGGATTTTGGCGCTGATTTCCTGAACAATGTTGTGCCAGGAGGTATAAAAGGAGTTGCAGATGCTTTGAAGAAAATAAGCCCGGAACAGGCTGAAAAGATTGGGGAAGCGCTTGGAGTTCTGGCATTAGGGCTTGCCTCTCTTAAAGTATTAGGAGCAATTGCTAAGTCTATAGATATTTTTATAAAGACATCATCCCTAATTAGCGGTGCGAAGTTAATAATAGAGACTTTAAAAGGTCTTGTTGGCTTTGGAGGAAAAATATTTTCTTTTGGAAAAAATATTATAGGTGTATTTGAAATTGTAAGTGGTGGCTTTGCTGGAATTTCTGATGCTATTGGTATGGTTTTTCCGAAAGTCGGAGGAATTATTTCTGCTTTTACAAATGTAATTTCTTCATTGGGGGGACCAATTACTATTGCCATAGTTGCCGCTATTGCTGGAATTATTGCTGTTATATGTAACTGGGATAAAGTAAAAGAATTTTTTACGCAAACCCTTCCTAATTGGTGGAATCAATCTGTAGTTCCGTGGATTAAGAGTTTACCTGAATTTTTCAAAGAACTGCCAGGTAAGATTTACGAAAAAATCATATCTACAAAAGATAAATTCGTAGAATGGGCATCTAATGTATGGGATGCTGCATCGGCTGGAGTTAGTAAAGTTGTCAATGGCGTAGAAGGTTTCTTTAAAGAATTGCCTGGAAAGATTGGTTATGCCATAGGTTTTGCTATTGGAAAAGTGGCTTCGTGGGCTGTCAAACTTTACGAGACTGTTACAACAGAGATTCCTAAAGTTATAGGAAAGGTTGTTGACTTTTTCAAGACTCTCCCAGGAAAGATATGGGACGCGATCATATCCGCTAAAGACAAAGTGGTGAAATGGGCCAATAATATTTGGTCTGTCTTGTCGCAGAAAATTCCTGAGATAATTACGAATGTGTACAATTTCTTCAAAAAATTACCGGAAAAAATATGGAGTGCTATTATTGGTGCTGTAAAGAGTATAGGCAAATGGTGCGGAGAAATGTACCAGAAGGTGATTGAAGAAGTTCCAAAGATTGTAGGAAAGGTTGTTGATTTTTTCAAAGAACTTCCTGGGAAAATATATGAAATCGGGAAGAATCTTATTAAGGGCTTTATAAAAGGAATAAAGGACTTTTTCCAGTCAGGAATCAATGCTGTTGGAGATTTTGTAGATGGAGTTGTCAGAGGATTTAAGGATGGATTCGATGTACATAGTCCAAGCCGCGTCATGTATGATATTGCAAAGAATGTTGTTGCAGGATTTGGAAATGGCATAAATAACAACTGGGGTGGTGTTACTAAAAATCTGTCGAATTTACTTGGGCAGACGAAAAGTAGTATTAGTAATACATTGTATGGGATAGGAGAAATGGGAAGGAGTACAATTAATAATCTTGTGAGAGGATTCTCAAATATCCATATCCCGTTACCTCATCTTGGTATATCATGGACGAGATATACGGTAGGGAATAAAAGATTTTCTGTTCCAGATTTTAACATTAACTGGTACGCAAACGGCGGCTTCCCTGAAACTGGAGAATTATTCATGGCGCGAGAACGAGGTCCAGAGCTCGTTGGAAAGATGGGGAATAGAAATGTTGTCGCAAATAATAATCAGATCACAGACGGTATAAAAAGAGCGGTTACAGAGGGAATGATGGAGGTCGCTATGGCTTTGAATACTGGAGGGAAAGAGAATACTTCACCAATAATTGAGAATACATTTAAAGTTGATTCAGAGACGCTTTATCGTATTGTGCAAAAGGGTAAAGATAAGCATGATCGTAGATTTCATGTTGTAGCAGAATTTTAATGAAATACCTGCCATTCTGTAGTATAATATATATAATATAGAAGGGCGGGTGCTAATTATGTTGATTAAATGTCCAGAGTGTGGAAAAGAGATAAGTGACAAGGCAGTTTATTGTCCGAGGTGTGGGTGTCCTATTGATGTATGCGGAGATGGGGTAAAAGCCATTGATGAAGATTGTATTGTATATCAGGGAAATAGAATAAATTTATTAAACATAGTTGATATTTATGGCATGTCAAAAAATGGGGCAATAAATTTTCTGAATAGGCAGTATAGCTTGCCGATTGAAACTGCAACACAGATAATGAATCGGTATTATGATAAGATATTAGAGGATGGGGATAGCGAAATTGCAAAGAAAATACTTAAGCAAGTAGATCAATATAATAAGCCGATAAAAGATAAAACAACTATAGAAAACAAAGGATATTTCAAAGAAGCATGGCATACATTAGTGAAAATAGGAACGAAGGATAGTACAGTACATTGCCCAAAATGTGGATCTACTTCCTTGTCGTATCAGAACAAAAGGCTGAGTCTCGGACGTGCCATTGCTGGAGATGCCATAGCCGGTGCCCCCGGAGCCGTCATGGGTGCCTTGAGCAGCAAAAAGGGTTATGCTGTGTGCCTTAACTGTGGTAAGAAGTGGAAATTATAGGTGGTGGTAAAATGGACAATTTCAAGATAATCTATAAAATATTGAAAAGTCTAGAAAAGAATATGGGCAATGAGGAATTTGAAATAGAATCCATTTCAGCGCAACAATTAAAAATATCATATGAGCAATGGGAACAGTTGCTGATTATGCTGTATGATGCAGGGTATATAACAGGCATTGTTGCGAGTCAGGATATGGAGGAAAAATTCAAACACATTATTGAACCAATTAATCCAAGTATTACTTTAAGAGGAATGGAGTATCTTGCAAGCAATAGTTTTATGGCAAAAGCAAGAGAGGTATTGAAAATGGTTGGGGATATAATTTAAAATTAAATATAGTATTAAAATATGGACATCTATCAGAAATGATAGGTGTTCTTTTATTAAAACAGAACAAATGTTCGAAAAGCTTGACGAAAATATTGACATAATTCTCCATGGATGATATTATAATATTAAGAAAATTGAAAGGGGGATGTGAAATGATAGATGTACGTGTTGTAGCACAGTACTTTCTCTGGAAGTCATCCATGAGTCATAAGAAACTTGAAAAAATGTGTTATTATGCACAGGCGTGGTATTTGGCTAATCATGGACGACCATTAATGCCTAATCGTTTCGAGGCTTGGGTACATGGACCGGTATCCCCTGATTTATATTTTCAATATAAGGATTGGGGATGGGTGGACATTCCCAAAAGAACAAAGTGCCCATCTTTAAATCAAAGTGAGAAGAAATTTCTTGATAATGTTTATAATGTATATGGTGATTATACTGCCGATGAATTAGAATCACTTACTCATGGTGAATTACCATGGGAAAATGCGAGAAAGGGATGCTCTCCATCAGCTTATTCTAGAAATCCTATATCTATGAAGGATATGAGAAATTATTATGGTGAACGGATAGGAAAAACATATGAATAACATTTTAGCATGTGTTATATGTGCACTGGTGGGAATAATAATTGGCTACATTATTGGCCGATATGTAAAAAATGCAGCTATTAAAACACTTTATGATTATCTAAGTGATGTGTTTAAAAATTTAGATAATTATGTAATGACGGTATCCGCGTTAATTGTGATAGTATCGATAGTACTGTCTGTAGTAGGAAAAATTGAAACATTTGCATCCGTTACAATTAATATTTTTGGTACAATAGTGTTTTCCTGGTTGCTTACTAAAAAATCGGCGAAAGTTGAATTTAAGGAGCAAGAACAAGACCTGTCGATGCGTGCCTATAGACATATAAATTATTTGGAATCAGCAGCAAATTCTGCTTATAAAACTTTAAAAGATTTTTCTGATGACGAAGGTATTAACAAGGAAGTCAAGTTGATGCTAAGCAATGCGATGAGCCAGATAAAATATATTCAAGGCGGTATTAATACGTGTAAAATGGATTGGGTCGATATGCTTTCTCCCGAACAACAGTCTAAATGTAATATTGAAAAAAATGCGCAAGATGACGAAGAAGATTTTGGAACAGTAGATGTTGTTGTCGGACCAGAAGAGTGCAATCAAGAAGACGCATAAAAAAAGTTTTAGAACGTCCTTCGGGGCGTTCTTTTTGTGTCTGAATGGGGATAACATAATGGAAACATGAATTAACAATCTGGACATCTGTCATTTTGGCAGGTGTTCTTTTTATGCAATAAGAAAGCGGGGTGGCAACATGGCAATGATATGGGCAGATGGGGTCTTAATAAAAACTCCATCTGTTTTTTCGTGGGGACTGAATGATGTTTCGGCAGCGGATGCCGGAAGAACCGATGATGCGCTGATGCATAAGAATAGGATCGCACAAAAGAGAAAGATTTCTTTAGCATGGAATAATCCGACAAAAGAAGAGACTGCGTCTATACTGCAGGCTTTTAACCCGGAATATGTTAAGGTGACATATCCTGATGCTATGAGTGGGAAGTATGAAACCAGGGAATTTTACCGCAGCGACCCGGTAGCTCCAATGAAGGTATGGACTGTTGGGAATAAGCGGTATGCACAATTGTCTTTTGACATCATAGAGAGGTAATACAATGCAAAACGTTTCGGTTGATTTTGTAAAACAATTAAATAATGATAAACGAGCATACTTACTGAGATGTGAAATTGTATTAACTGATGGGACGGCCCTTTCGATTTCAAATGGAAATCTTTGGTCGGATACGTTCAAGATAGAGGATGCCGTATCCAATTCTGGGAGTTTAGATATCGGCGCTGCTATAACAAATAAACTGACGTTTACTTTAGGCGATATATACGATGAATATTCTGAATATGATTTCACGGATGCCGCGATAAGGAATGTCCGAGTAGGTCTTGTACTGCCGGACGGGACAGAAGAGTATGTGAAAAAGGGAGAATATACAGTAGACGAAACGTCGTATAACGGTTCCTTGATTACACTTGAATGCCTGGATAACATGTCAAAGTTTGATGTATCGTACAAGGAAAGCAAATTAGTGTATCCCGCTACGATCGGGGCCATAGTCCGGGATGCGTGTACTGAATGCGGGGTAGGACTGAATACTTTTGAATTTACAAATCACACGTACATTGTCCAGGAAAGACCATCCGATGAAGCCTTGACTTTTCGGCAGGTGCTTAACTGGTGTGCGCAGATCGCGTGCTGCTTTGCCCGGTGCAACACTGAAGGAAAACTGGAACTTAAATGGTTCCAGACAGGTATTCTCGAGGATGAACTAGACGGCGGCGTATATGATAATGGAACGCCAAAGTACCAGACCGGTGATGATTCGGATGGCGGTGTCTATGCACCGTGGAATGAAGGTGATACACACAGCGGAGGGACGTTCAATGATTTATTATCCAGTCATCATTTCATATCTTACACAAGCCCAGAAATATCCACTGATGATGTTGTAATAACAGGTATTCTGGTAAAGGAATATTCACCGGATGTCAATAAGGATGAGGTTGTTCCATATCTAACGGGCACAGAAGGATATGTGCTATCAATAGATGAAAACAGATTTATACCGCCGGGGAGAGGCCAGGAGGTTGCAGCATATTTAGGAAGTCGAATGATTGGGCTGCGCTTCAGGCCTCTTTCTTTTTCCTGTCTGAGTGATCCGACAGTTGAAGCGGGTGATGTGGGTTTCTTCACTGACCGGAAATGTAAAACATATAAGTTTCTGGTGACAAATACGGTGTTCTCTTCCGGAAATTATCAAACAGTGACCTGCGATGCGCAGACCCCGGCCAGGAATAAAGCCACAAGATATTCCGCCGCAACACAGGCATATGTAGAATTGAGAAAACAGATCCGCAAGGAGAGGACAGAACGGGAGAAGGCCCTGGAAGAATTGGGCAATCGGTTAGCCGCATCCTCGGGACTTTATACAACGGTAGAGGTGCAGGCTTCCGGCGGAAAAATCTTTTACCTGCATGACAGGCCAAACCTGGCGGACTCCAACATTGTCTGGAAAATGAACGCAGAAGCCTGGGGCGTATCCACAGACGGAGGGGAAAGCTGGAATGGTGGGATGACGGTCGACGGCGACACGATCGTAAGGATATTGACCGCTATAGGAGTGAGTGCCTCATGGATTGACACAGGCCGCATATCGGTGAAGGATAAGGACGAAAATATAATCTTCCTGGTAGATATGGACACAAAGGAGATTGTGATATCTGGTGATTCTGTTCGTATCGGCGGCAAGTCAGTTACAAAAGCAATAGAGGAAGTGAATAACGCAGCAAACAAAGCCCTGCAGGAAGCAGAGAAAATGAGAACTTTAAATATCCAGCTTGAAAACGATGCTCATGTAGTTCCCACAGACGCCGACGGCAATAACGGGAAGTATGCAGGGTGTGACACTACGGTATATGTGTTATGGGGGCAGACGGATATATCTGCAGAAGTCCCTATTACAGTGTCTAAAAGTTCTGGAGTTACTGGGACATGGGATGCAAAAGACAGAAAATATACCGTAACAAACATGACAACCGATGCCGGATATGTCGATTTTACGGTTAGATACATGGAGATCACCGCAACCAAACGCTTCAGTATCTCCAAGAATAAGCAAGGCCCCCAGGGAATTCCGGGGATAGATGGCGAGGACGGTACAGACGGAAGAACATATTTTATTAATGCATCAACCGCGATTATCAAAAGAGGCCAAGATGGACGTATATCACCCACATCTGTTACCTTTAGTTCATATTACCGTGATGGAGATAGCTCTGAAAGGACGCCATATTATGGCCGATTCGTAATTTCCGAAAGTATAGACGGAGAAACATGGGAAGCCAGATATACATCTGAAACAGACGAAACTAGCAAGGGATATGTGCCTACAGCTACAGCTACTGCTTTGAAGTGTGTTTTATATGCGGCGGGTGGCACACAAACTGAAATGGACCAGCAAACAGTATCCATAGTGGTTGATGTATCAAATCTTACACAGGAGATAATCTTTGATACTCTGACAAATAACGGAGAGGATCAGGGAATATACCTGAAGGACGGTAAAGTCTATATAAATATGACATATGCAAGAGGCGGATCATTGGTCCTTGGCGGACTCAATGATACTAATGGGCTTTTGCAGGTAAAAGATGAATCAGACCAGGAAATAGGGCGATTCGGGAGCAACGGAATTGTAATAAAGAAAGGCTCCCTTACCACAGTTTCGGATACATCTACCACCAGTCTCAACGGCGGGAGATTACACCTCTTTTTCAATAATACGGAAGTGGGTTTTATAGGTGCAAATAATCATGAGCTGGATAATAATTGTACTGGTCTTACATTTGATTTAAAACCCGAAGCTGCTTACATGGCCTGGGCTGCTGCGAAAGATATTGACACTCCGTTTTTGTTTAAATTTTTTTATGCAAATAAGGATTTTGATGATTTTACCGCTAACAATTTGTACTTGGGAACCAAGCTGAACACGCGGAATCATGATATTGTGTTGGGTAGTGGAGGGATTCTAAAATCATGGACAACTGCGTCTGGATTTAAAAGTGATAATTTTTCGGTGACTAAAACTGCAAACAACGCTACATATTTTAGAGTAACTCCATCATCAACCGACATCTACTCTAACATTAATATGCACGGAAATAGTATTACAAACCAGTCTGATGCCAGGCTAAAAGACAATATAACAGACGCAGAAGACATGTTAAATGTAATTAATAGCATCGAGATTAAATCTTTCGATTGGTTGACCGATGGAAAGCATGTTGGCGCCGGCATTATCGCCCAGCAACTCCGACAAATTATTCCAGAGCTTGTCGGCGAGGACGATAACGGATTGCTTGGAGTTAATTTCATTGGATTGATACCGTATCTGATTAAGGCGATACAGGAGTTGCATGCAGCAGTAATGCCATCCAAACTTGCGAGATCAAGGAGAAGTGTTGCCTTATACGAATATACAGAAGAAGAAAAAATGGCTGCCGTGGAACTGGCAAAACCTCCAATTTATGAAGATGTGGAACCAGAAGAAATAATTATCGGGAAGGATATGTAATGGAAGAAAAAGAACTGAATAAAAAGCCGGTAGTGGTACCTATTGGAATGATGATGGATATTATCCAGAACGAAATATCCAGTCATGCCATTGCCCTTATGCAGAGTAATAATGTCCCGATGGAATTGTTGCCATACATATTGGATAGCGTTGAAAATAAATTATTGAAGAATAACAATAAGGACTATGCAATTAAATATATGGAGGCAAATGGATTATTGGGAAATGGGGTGGTGAAGGATGGAACCGGTAATAACATTCCGAGTGGAAAACCAGAAGATAAGCAGAACGGATAAATTTACGGTAGTAGCAAATAGCCATGATTATCTCAGGGCACGTTTTGAATTCATGACAGATGAATGGTCCGGCTCGAAGACAGCTATATTCCGCAGGACTGATAAAAGAAAACTCATCCTCATGGATCATGATGAATGTTATGTTCCGTGGGAATTTCTAGATGGGAAGGGAATTGGTTATGTATCAGTATTTTGCGGTGAATTAGTAACAGCGAATGAGGCGCCGATGGAAATCAGCCCATCTGGGTATGGAGAGGGATACGAAACACAGGTTCCTACCCCGGGTGTGTATGAGCAGGTTATAACAAAGCTTGATGGCAAGGCTGACGGCATCTCTATTGCAGGAAATAAAATCCGACTGTTTTCCGGTAGCAATATCATTTATGAAACCGAATTTGATATAAACGGCGGGAATTTTGAAGAGTGGAAGGAGGCACGGTAAATGGCAATCACAATGCGAATCGGTCTTGAAAAAGACTTTATCCCTGAAAGAATGAGTGTCGGTGAGCTGGCTATCTCAACGGATACAGGTTTGATGCGGTACTGTCATGGGCCGAATAAAATCAAACTAATCGCGACAGATGAAGACATTGCTGAAATGAGGAAGATGGTAAGTGATTTTGACCTTACAGTACAGCAGGCCCTTGCAGATATTGGTAATCTTGGTCAGTCACAAACAGAGCGCGTAAATACGGCTGGAAATACTCAGACCCAGAGAGTAAACACAGCCGGAGACACCCAGGTATCCAGAGTACGGGCAGAGGGCACAACGCAGGTCCAGAATGTACAGGCCACAGCCGCAGAGGCAGCCGAAAATATAGAGACGATTGGAAAAGCCCAGATTAACGCCATCAAAGAGGCGGGTGGCGGAGTGGAGCAGGCTCTTTCCAATTATTTTGCCCTCCGCAGAAATGGGCTGGTATTTACCACAAAAATCTATAAATACGCAACATCAACCAGTCCGGTGGGCGTAAAAATGAACGCCAATGAAAACATGGTCTGTGAGCCATCTGTGGGACGTGCTAAAGGCCGGG